AATTACCTGCAAGAGGTACGGCTGCTGCTAAGGTTGCACTTAAACTGAATGAAATTGAAATGCTACCATCAGCAGAAACGATTAACTGCAATAGTGCGGCTGGTACATCAAATGTGATTGATGTGCTCCCGACAGCAGGTCGTGCCATCGTACCAGAACCATTTACAGTAAACGTAATTGTTGTATTTCGGGATGATATCCGTCCTGCCTTTAACGCCATTAACCACGAAACAGGATGCGTAGTTCCATCAGGAATAGCTGCCAATGTACCAAAAGCTGCCGTCTGATTGCGTTTTGCAGACCAGAGCGGCAGCATATCAGTTTGTTGCGTGATTCCACTGACAGCGCCTACTATTTTACCAGGAAAGGCTGTGTATGGCCCTACAGCTGCTATAGGGCTTTGTCCATGAAACCTTAGCGCCATTAGTTACTATCCTCCCCATGCGTAGCGTAGTACGCCAAAGAAGTTGGTGCTTGCCGGAGTCGCTGCACCTGCGTATGCAAGCCATGAAAGACAAGCATTTGACGATGCCGCTGCTTCTTGTATTTGTGGAAGCGATGGGAACTGATTTAGGAGGTCGCGCTCCGACAAAAGGAATTGAGTCGTAAGCGGTATCTCCATAATCGGTCGAGCCAGCACGAGATTTGTGAACGTGCTTGCTGTACCATTAGCTGCACTTTGCTGCCATTTCTGCACACTTCGCACGCCAGTATCTCCAGTTTGTAGTGGGAAGAACGGTCCAATGTTATTTGCTGCCGTTCCTGTGTGATAAACATGCGAGTTTACCGCCGAGGCTGTCGCTGCAACTGTTTGCGGTAGATTGCGCGTTCCTGTACCGCTTTGATTTGTATACTCCAGCGTTATGTTATGAGCATTCGCGCCCGTTGTTGTTGGTGCCACTACACTATACGCCATTACACCCGTTCCTGTCGTATTGCGGGGCAATGTTAAACTATTATTTAGTGTGAGTTGTGTTGCTGTATTTCCGTCGATTCGCGCATAGCAGCCGAGAAGGTCTACAAGCAACAAAGTTATTGGAACAGTGGTGCCACCAGCCGTTTGTGCCGACATTGTAAGCAAATGCTTTGTTGCAGTTCCACTAATTAAATCGCCTGGCCAAATACAACCCTGCATGTTTGCATTGTAAGGCATAAAGCGAGGAGATTGTCCGTTGGTACCGCCTGCAATAACAATTAAGTTATCAACGGTCATGGTCCGCGTCGAATCCGCTGTAATAGCAATCGTCTGAGTAGGGCTTGCGCCAGTAGTTACGGCAAGCGTTTGGGTAGCACCAGTAGTAATAGAAGTCGAAGCCGTTCCACCAATATCAATCGTAATTCCACCACTACCAGCAAGATTTGATGTTGTTACAATCACTGTGTAAGTTGTGCTTGCCTCAATGGTAGCAAGAGGTGTCTGAGAAATAGCACCAGCCGTACCCGCAGTATGCACCATGGTACCTGCTACGTTCCAAGCCCACCCGCCAGAACCGACGCCTGTCCAATCAGCAGCAGAATCAAATCCCCAGTTTTTTACATAATTACCGTGATAGCCCTGACCTCTATCACCGCCGCCAAGAAACAAGTCGAACCATCGACCAGCGGTCATTATAGTAGGAGAAATTTTATTCCACGGCTGCGTCCAAATTTTTCCATTTGTTGTGACCTGTGTAATTAGATCGTCGTAACTGTTAAAGCCCATACAATTCTCCTATTCTCTTGCAAAACAAATTACTCCTGTCGTTGGTCCGCTTAAAATTGTAGTTTGTACAGTTCCAACGATGTGATTGAGATATGCGCCCGACGGCACAAAAGGCGGCACTCTATTTTTAGGAAACTCAAGTTCAACAGGGGTATTGGCACTGTATACTGGAGTTTCAAATATAGGTTTTACGAGTACAAATGCACAAAATCCGCCAGCGGGTGCGAGTATTGTAATGCTGTCTATTTGTTTTACATCCGTAGTACCAGCACCAAGAGGAACAAACGGAGCTAGTGTGCGATCAAAATATCCGATGCCACTGGTAAGACAATTTATAGTTCCGATTGAACTAATTGCTGTTACCCAAAAACTTACAGTTGTTTGGACATTATTACTACCAGTGTAGGTAACTTTTACTTCTGCCACACCCGAAACGCTTTGAGGGATTGTAGTTACAACCATCAACCGTAAACCAGATGTGTATCTGCTGGCATAGTTTGTATTATCAAACACCTGCGAATCAGTGGAATCCATATCAACAAGAGGATAAAAGCCGATATAGTCCATAAGCATAAAATTGCCTGGCGCAATATGGGAAGCGAGATTACATCCAGTTGTACGATATCGAACAAGATAACTATCCCCACCAAGTCCAGCATTTATACCGTTATTGCCAGAACCAACAAGCGGGGTAAACTCCAGAGCGTTTCCTACATACGGATTAAACTTTGGCGTACCAGCGGCCATAGACAAATCAAGCCAATGACCGTTGAAACTAGGCGTAGGGTTTGCACTTTTATACCAATTAGATTGAAAAACCTTATTGTTAGTCCAAGAGCTTGCCAGATCCCCAACGCTAGTTATTGCCACTTGTCACCGCCTTTGCCGCTTCAGGTGTTGCAATAATTGCAGCATTTGTATGTTCACAAGTACGAAAAAAGCGGCCATTGAAAACAATGATAATTTCATCGCAATCACCACACTTAAATAGTGGTTGCAATGTTTGCTCATCTATTGCTTGTTGGGCCGCAGTTTTCATTAATCGACAGTAGCAGTCATAGCACCAGCGGCAAACTGTGGCTGGATTCCGTTGGAAATTGAAAGCGATGATGTGAGAGCACCCTTGAGAAGTAAGTTTCCTGCACCAGTAGAATCAGTTCCAATACCAAAGTGTGTTACAATCGACGAACCACCAGTACATTGAGCAAACTGAACAAGTGCGGTGTTTGCAATAGTGCTCGTTGTGCGAGTCCATCCACCAGCAGTGCGAGCTACAGCAACGCGAGCATATCCTGTATATGATGCTTCGCTAGTTGATTGATCTCCTGCTTCTCCAGGGTCAGCGGTATGCAAAGAGATATAAAACGAACCAGCAGTTGCCGAGTTCTGCAATCCAGCAGCGTCTCCGATGTTGGCCCAATCCGTGTTTAGAAACAACAGATCCAAAAGTGCTGCTTCCGCTGCATTAGTCATCGACATAAGCTATTCCTCTATATTATCAATCGATAAAGTTGTGTTGCCCATTTCATCTGTTCCGATAGTACCCAACTTCTTACTAGCTTTCGGAATAATGTTATTTATTACAATCGGATTAGACTTGCTTCCATCTTGCACAGAAGCAGTTTTAAACGAGTCTAACTGCATACGCACTTGCTCAAGTTGCTGTTCAGCAGCAAGGCGTCGCTCTTCCATCAGTTTCTCTTGCTGGGACAATTTGAACTGCATCTGTTGAGATTCAAGTTTTTGCACATCCAGCAATCCGTTAAGGCGTACACTTTCGCTCTTAATTTCGTTCTTCATTTGCTCGCTAGTTGCCAAGGCTTGAGCTTTTGCCATATCGACCTGCACAGCGGATGCCTTAATTTGCAACTCTTGTTGCTTTAGCGCAAGTTCTTGTTCTGCAATGTATTGCTCAAGTTGAGCCTTCTGCATAGCAAGTTGTGCATCAAGTTGCTCACGCTGCATCTTCATTTGCATTTCTTGACCAGCAATAAAGTTGCGGCTTTGAATATCTTGAGACTCAATCTGAGACACCTGCAACCTAGCTTGTGCTTCAATTTGAGCTATCTGCATCCGCCCTTGCATTTCTTGCATCTTTGGATCTGGTGGCGGTGGTTGCTTAGCTGCCTCTTCCTTCGCCTTAGCAATTTCACCGATCTGACCAAGTGCTTTAGTAAAGATACCATCGAGTTCTTTGCCACCCTTAAAGCGTTTGATAACGTTCTTAAACAGTTCGATTGAGAATTCAAGTAGTGGTGGATACTGCTCTATCAATGAGCGCATTTGATCAAAGAACGCGCCGCACGTCTCCATTAACTTGGCACCTTCAGCTTGAGATTGCTGTTGATCTATAGCAACCATAGAGTCAGAAGCTACTTCAATTCTATAGTTAAACTTGTCTTCGTTTCTGAATAGGTCCAAAACCTGTTGCTTGAAAGTCTCAATCAACGGCATAGGATCATAAGGCGGTTGCGGCATCATTGGCATCGGCTGACCATCTGGCCCCATCTCTGGTGCTGGAGGTTCAGGCGGTGGTGGCAGAAGTGGAGCAATTAGCGCATTAGCACTAGCAACTTCAAAGATAGTTTCTGCTTCAAACTGACTAGCAACGATGGCGCCTAGTTTAGCGATAGCATCTGAAATGAACTTGCAAAACATGTTCTGTCTTACAATTAGTCCAAGGGATGACCACTGAGACTCAAGTCTATTAGCCGTAGCGGACTTGTATTGCTCTGAGGTACCACGAAGCAGGTCAGATACTTTTAGTGTTTCATAGAGTTGGTCAAGTGCAGTTTGTCGTGCAGCTTGTAGCGTTTGAAGTGCAGCAACATAAGGCGCAACATCCATAAACTCTACACCAGCTTGCAGACCGCCACGACTCTTATAACTTGGCCAGTTAATGACAGGGATCATCTTCAGATCACCAATCATCAATCCTTCTATCTGCAAACCAAGGGCTGCGTCATAAAGGGCGTTTGTCCTGATTGCTTGTGTAACAGCATGGATACGAGTAGTGAGGCGCTCGATTTCAAGCACCTGGTCGCGTACATGAACATAGTCAGATACAGGGATGACACTATCAGGGTCTTGGCTTTGTGCGATAACGGTGCAGGGAAAGAAACCTTCAAAGTCGATAGCTGGCTCTTCTTTCTGAATCAGGAAGCTATCAATGGTTTTGCTTCCCCAGTAAACCATTTCGGATTCTTTACACCAAATCTCGTAAATTTCTGCTTTACCTTCGTACTTACTATCGTCCTTGTTAAAGTCCTTTGATGCTTTGTCAGGGAAGGAGTCAAAGTGTAGTTCGTCTGCTTTATCAACACCGAATAGCTTTTCAGCTTCCTGTCTTGTGACATACGCTCTACGACAACGCCAAGAAACTTCTGTTTCATTTCTAGCATCGGAGCAAAAGTAGTCACTGTATTGCACTACATCAATGACTGCTTCTTCATCATCTTTCTTTTCGATTTCCATCTTAGCAAGAACGATGCCACCTGGACCTTGGCGAGTATCAGTAAGATCGCCCTCATATGGTTGACCCTTCTCATCTGTCAAAGAACCATCTGGCCCCTGAAACAGTGCAATCTCAACATCTTCTTTTTCGATTGTAGCGCTATATCTAGCCCACAAAACTGAACGACCAGTCAGCAAAAATTGCAGAGCTGCGTTATATCCAACCTGGTCGAAAGGAAACTCGCAATCAAGGATGTATTGGATGTTACGCTCTAGGATTGTGGCACTTAGTTCGTCGATTGTGCCGCCTGCGCGTTTTCTCAGGTTTACTTCGGCTTTCGGAGTAGATGAATAATAAGCGGGCAGTAAAGTATTAACACAATACCACCAAGCATTAAGTCGTCGTTCCGTATCATTAAGGATTCCTACTTGTCGCTGTGCGTTATAAACGCGGATTGATTCTTCTGCCGCTTCAACAAACTTCTTACTACGCTCTTCAGCCTTAGTGATTTCAGCTTTCCAATATGTACCAGAAAATCGCTCAACTAACGGCTTTATCTTCATATTCTTGCTCTATTTGCCTGTGCTCGCATTTGAGCAATATAGGCTTGTAGTTTGATTACACCTTTGTTCATTACTTCGGCTGGTTGCTCCCATTTGCTATCTATCAATCGTTCTTTACATAGATACCGTAAAGCGTCGGCAAGATGGTCATTTCCGGCAGTATCTAGGTCTTCCGGCTTTTTCTTGTCAATCGCTAAACTTGGCAAAGTTTCTAACAGTTGAGGACAGTTGGCGCTAATATACAACAAAGCAGGCTTTGCAACCAAGCGTTGTCTTATCTGAGACCAACCTGACAACCTATCGTTATCTGCCATTCTAAAGTTTGGGTGCTTGTATTTAGCAAAAACGCCGTGAAACTGGTCAGCTATAGATGGTCCGCCCTGGTTATTAAAGATACTGGGATCTGCCGCCGCGTGAACATTCTCCCCGACCGATGCCGCTGCAATTCTGTTAGCTTGTTCGACGTTATCAATGCCTTTGGAGGACATTTCACGATAGATAATGATGGCTCCTTTAGGGTAAGGCACCTCATTGCCATGATCATCGCGTCCACTACTAACAGCACCCCAGACAGCAGCAAAAGGGCTCCTATAACCCCAGTCATAGCCCAAATAGCGAGGCCAATGCTTAGGAATGTTAAAAGGTTGGCAAATATGCCGAGAACTGAACTCCGGAAAGTAGCTACCCTCATGGATTTCAAAGTCTCCCTCTAGCCACGCTCTTACAAGCTCTGGCGAGCCTACCATGTGAAGGCGATTTATGTAATCTGGATCTTGAGCTAGTAGGATTCTATTGTCATGAATTCTAGAAGGTAGGTAAATGTAGTCAAAACTAGACCCATTAGGTAAGTCTTTTGTGAGTATCTTACGCCCCATGGGTGCGGGCTTGATAAACAACTCTTTTAGCCAGTAATGACCAACACCACCTGGGTTAAACGTTAGAATTACCTGACCTCCACCTCTACCTCGCAATGCTCCGAAAAGTTTCCAAATAGGGTTTGGATCTGAATAGTTACCAGCCTCTTCGACTGCGGCGTGGCTTAAATTCTGCCCCTGATACTTTTCAGCATCACTATCATCACCAAGCGGTCTAAACCGTAAACGTGCGCCATTAGGGAAAGTAAACTGCTTTTTTTGGTCCTGCCAGTGAGCTCTAAGTGGTAAATAAATCTGCTTAGCACGTTCAATCAAATCATCTGCTTGAGGTAGTTCTTTACGAAAGAATATAGCGTTAAAGGCTTCACCTAATTGCTCTTGATTGATAGCAAACTTACCCAAAACACCGTCAGTTTTACCACCACCTCGCGCACCTCCAAACCCTACTAGCGTAATAGGGCAGTGAACTAGCATCTCCTGAGCGCCCGGTTGTGGCGACCATACTATGCGTTCGTTAGTTTCATCCACGGTGCGTAAAACACAAATAGGCTATTACGAAACAAATTATTGATGTCATTCATCTTCAACCGGTTTATTAAACTCTTTTACTAATTCTTTTGCTTCAAGTCGCATTTTTGCAAACGACTTTTCGTGGTCCTCGCAATCTGTATTTACAGCTTTAAGGGATCGGTAAATGTTCCAATCTAACCAAACGCACAAACAAGCTAAAAATTGTTTATCTTGCTCATTCATACGTCCTCAGGTGGTTTAGGTAATGGCATCCAATGAGAAACAGTTTCTAAACTACAAATTAAAAGTCCTTGTTTAGTTTCAGCGTAAAAAATGGGACTGTTATCTTCAGTTCTGTTCTGATACCGGTGGCAGTTGCAAACTTCTTTGTTTTCAACAAAAGCTATAAACCCTGTATTAATTTCAGGTAACTTGTCTTTAACGTGAATCCAACTATTCATTTTTATCTTTGCTTTGTATCCAGCAATAAAACCATCGTATGCGCCACCCCACGCCTGATCGCCACATTCATGCTTATCTGCGTACTCTTCTGCTAGTTTTATAATTGTTTTATCTACGTTATTTGCATCCGTCATCAGTCACCATTACAGCGTTATCACCATAAATTCTTTCTACTGAACACCGAGGATTTTGACAGTAAAAGTAACTATTCTTAGGATCATCATTACTAACGGTGCTAACGTGCTTGCACCAAGGGCATCGCTTACTATGCTCAGGCTCATCTTTGAAGCTATGCTCTATGCCCATTAGTCACCTATTTACCCCAAGCTAAGTCGTACTCTTCCTTGCTAATAGACTGCTTCCAAACGCTAGACCATTGTCTACACTTGCTGCACCTAATATATAGCCTATCGACAACTCCGCAACCTACAAAACTACACTTCTCATTCTTACACCTAAAATAAACCATTCTTTCAGGTATAATCTTAGCTGCATTCTTTCTCTTGGACCGGCGTGTAGGCTCTGTCATCGTTCGTCTTCGAGTACCTACTAAATCTGTATCCCAACCAGGAAACGATAAAAACGGTCAGCATTTACAAAACCGCCGGATCTTAACTCTAACCTACATCCTCACTCTCGTCAGGTGGATTCAAATACTTTGCTTCGAATTCTTCTCTACTCAATGGCTTAGCACTTACAACAGCGTTTATAGTGCCAACATGCTCAACAACATTGTTTTCAGTCCAACCTAGTTTCGACTTTCCAAGGTACATCAAAACTTGCGGATTACCACTGATAGCTTGCTCCATCAAACCACGAGCTACAACCTCCTGCATCCCAGCCTGACCAGCAGCATACTCCTCATTATACCACCTAGTTAACTCAATCGGACTTAACCTGGCAGCTATAGCTACAGCATTCTTACTTAATCCAAGCTTCGCTAACCTAGTAACCATAGCACTTGTCTCAGCATCCTTCTCATAACGCTGACTGCTATAATCCCTCCTGCCACCCCTGGGCTTACTAGCTAACGGGTTATCCACAACTACAATATCACTTTCGGGATTTTCTGAGACTTTTACAGTTTCCTCATCACTCATAAGCCTAGAACCTCCTGCCGCATCCGGTTAGCCGCTACTTCGCAATACTTTTCTTCAATTTCAATGCCTATTGTTTTCCAGTGCAAATCCTTAGCTGCTCGCAACGTAGAGCCACTTCCTGCAAAACAATCCAATACCAACCCTTTTGGATGGCACTGTAACAATGGCGTAATTGCTCTTGATGGCTTTTCAGTAGGATGTTTCAAATCATTAGGAGATATTCTTGGAACTCTAATTACATCCACAGGTCGATAATTAAAATGGTGATTTGGCCCAGGATAAAAAGCACAACCTTCCCATTGCCTGCCAAACTCATGCTGCAAATCACCCATGCTATGAGCACCCTTATCCCATACAATAAAACTTTTTGGTTTTGGTAATTGATAAAGATTGTCCCATCGACACCAAACAAACATACCAATTGACGGCTTTACTTCATCAAATAACCATATCGGAAATTTATCATCACCTTTAATGCCACCTAATTGCTCATGCTTTACACGCCAATTGCTTCTATATTCCATCCCATAAGGCGGATCAGTCAGTACCAAATCAACCTTCGGCATTAACGGTAACAACTCCCTACAATCACCGTGGTACAGCGTCACGTGCTCATCTTGGTAATACGGCTTCGGCAATTCTGAGATTTTTAAAATTTCAGCGGGCTTAATAACAACATCGCAACTTAAATCATCTTCAGTTTGCATAACTTTAGCCTAATAGTAGAACAAGGTTTGGGTAGTAAGTTTAGGATTTTTATGTGAGAGATGAGATATAGGCATGTGGAGTAGCGAGCCGAGTTTTAAATTCGTTTTCATTTTGGAAACTGAAACCTAATCCACACGCTGCAAGGTACTGAAACCATTTGAGATTCTTACTTAACTAGTTTTCTAATTCTCGTTAGGTAGGATAGCATAACAATATTAAATACTTATCAACGTTATCAACATTAGATACACCTATCGCGTACTCGATTGTTACTGATCTATCTCTTGCACAACATAGCACAACCACAATAGTTACGGTTACTTAGCTATATCTCGTAGCATCTCACACCACTCCGTGTCACTTAACCCGCTTATACGTTGGAGCTCTACGAGTTCTATAATGCTGTACACCCTTTTGGTTACTTCTCTGCGAACTATCGCATCCTTAGTAGTACCCATGTACTTAGCCATCTGAGACTGACTCAGACCTTTCATCGCACGTATTGCACGATAGACTATACCACGATCTCTTTTTTCTCTTCGTAATCTTCTAATTGATACGTTAAAACCATTGTCCATTTTGACAACGTTAACTATTTGAGATGATTGAGTATTTATAAGCTTATATTAACCTTAGCTAACTACCTAGAATCATTATAATAATAAATACTATATATTGATATAGTTATACAACATCTATCTATATATAGATCTATATATCTATGACACTGCAGTACGATTGACGTAGCTCTGCCGTAATCTGATAAGTATGCATGACACTGATCTATAAGCTCGCCATAGCTCGCGTTGTCTTCGCTGCCGCTCAGTTCCATAAAGACGAAATCAAACCTAGTTATATTCAAATTATTTTAAAGAAAAGTTCATTTTTTTTATCTTTTTTTTGAATACGTAGCTAACTAGTTGAATGCTATAGACATAAAAATTTATGAATCTGTAAAGTTTTTCTTGCCATCCTACGAATATATATGTATACTGATATTACTGAGTCAGAGTGACTCACAACAAACAAAGGTGACTATATGAAAAGCAAAAAACTTAAAACAGTTAAAGGATATACCGCGCTTAGCCGCGCACTAGGCGAGCTAGGATTAAGCGACCATGCTTTGGATAGTGATGTACTAAAAGAAGTTCCACGGGATTTATCAGGCTATCCCTATACGCCATACAGTTATGGACCGACACACGCTTTCTGGAAAGGTAAAGACGGTAGGTATTTTGCTTGGCCAGAAGTAGCGCAGCTTAAGTTCGAGATACACGAATTGATCAGCAAGTAGCCAGATCAACAGGCTATCCCACGGGGTAGCCGATTGATCGGACTAAGCCGGTCAACTAAGGAGATACGACAATGACAAACGACACTATTAAGCTTGCAGTAGACGGTTCATGGGGTATTTACGCTCCAACACGATTTTTTGAGTTGTACCCTCAATTTCTTGCGCAGCTTAACGAAGACGAGCAAGCAATTATAAGCGATCCCGCAAACGAAGGCTACTACGACATCTGGGATGAATTCGTGCGAGATTTTGAGGTCAAGTTACACACCGATTCAGACGATCATCGTTGGAACCTATACCAGGATGGCGACATCTTTTTCGTACGTAATGACCACCAATGGGATGAGTAGTCAGTAGCTAGGTGGCTATCGCTTTAATTAACTTACCACAAACAGGTGACTATATGACAATTAAGATATCGTTTTTACTACCAAATAGAACTATTGCAAAAAGTTGGATAGTTCATCTGCTAACTCAACCGGCTGAGGACGTGTACAACAAACTGTTAAAAATATCTGACGACAATTCCGAGGGCTTGACGTGTAAAATTGGAAACGGGTCGTTTAGCGATACAGTTCAATGGTATCGAATCATGCGAACGGCTAAAATTCCGAATCCCATAGTATCCAAGCGCAAAGGCTATCAGTTAGTGACGTTTACAGTTGGCGGATAAACGCTCAACAGGGCATCTCAAGGGGTGCCCGATTGATCGGACTAATCCGACAAACAAAGGTGACTATATGGAACTAACAATCAAATCTCGCAAGTTAAACAAAACGTTTAAGTTTTTTAAAAACTACGGACCTCATCAGTATATATTCGACTCAACTCACAAGCCTGGATGTCTAGGTCGCCAAATATGCGTTGGTGGCTATTACGGCGGATCCACGCTAACTGCATCGGATGAGACTTTTGAAGCTGTATGCCGGCGCTGGTATCGGCAACATGTAAAAAATATGATTAATGAATCTTTAAATACTTACTAGACATCCTATCTGTATACTGATACTATAAGATAATAACTGACTAAATGGTGACTAACATGAAAACACTACACAACAATCACGGGCTTTTCGGCGGCTATCATTTTCGCGCTGTACAGCAAGACGACACGGTTAAAATACAAGAGATCGAGGAAGGTGTGCAGCAACGCTACAAGACCATCGCTACTATACCAGCAACCTCCTGGGACCGCGTTATTGAGTATAAAGACCTTAGCAACCCGGCAGCGCTGTATCAGATAGCTGTGTGGTGGAATAAGTAACTATTAAGGAGACTAAAAAATGAAACGCATATTACTAACACTCATAGCAATACCCTCAATAGCCAACGCGCAATCCTTTCCGATACAGGAGAGCTTGCAGGGCTTAGGGAGCTTATCCAACCCTCTACAGCCTCAGCTAGTGCTACCTGTACCGCAACCAGTTGCGCCTAATGGGTATGCTATTATCGAGCGAGATAGACCGCTGCCACTGTTCCAGTTAGACGATGAAAACCGGACATACCGCAGCTACAAAGTCATCCCTTTAGATCGTAACGGCCAGCTGACGCAGCCAGCGATTACTAACGAAGAGTTTTGGAACGATCTAGCTTGGAGTGCAGGAAGAAAAAAACGGTAAAGTTTCGCGTGGGCTCTGTCGATAGATGGGGCTTGCGGGTAATTGTACCCATTAAACCAGGTGACTATTTATGAAAAAGATACTATTCGCGGCTCTTATTGTCGCACAATCGGGATGCGGCTTACTTTTACCGGAAGTTATGGTTGCAGGTACAGCAGAGGGTTACCGTGCGTATGCTGACGGCAATTCGGCGCTAATAACTAATGCTAAGACGACCGATCCCTTGGGCGACTCCGCATCATGGCAACATCGGAAAGAGCAGGAAAAGGAA